TTTGTGTAAACTATAATATCCTTGACCGCATTGACCCCGTTTGGTGTCGTGACGAGTATTTGACAGTTTCCGGTCTTGATCCCGGTTATAATGCCGCTTTGGGTGACAGTCGCTATGGACGTATCAGAGGAAGCGAAACTTATGTTCTTGTTGGTTGTGTCATCTGGAGAGAACAAGACTGTCAAGACCATTTGCTCTCCAGCTTCTAATCGATTGTCTTGTGGTAATATCTGGATGGCATCGGGACTAATTATACCGTCATCGATCGTGGATGATTCATTATAGGCAGGCTCTGTCACGTCTTCCTTATCATCTGGAACATCACTATGGTTGGTGAATGGAGGAGTGATGACCTTTTTCTTGATCCAGTCGGCATACTTGTAGCTTGATGTTATCCTGAAATATATTTCATAATCAAGCCAGTACGCTTGCAGCATATTAGTGGATTGTGGCATGTCAAAGTACATCAAGTTGCATCGTTCCTGAAGTGCCTCCTCTTCCTCTTTTGCATCTTGGATAGCCTTGTTCAATCTCTCCGCTATATAAAATGGATAAGTCTCCCAATTCACGTGCTGGTTGTCTAGCTTGTTGAGGATAAACCTTATACGGATGGTACCACGACCTTCCCCGATACGTTGCTGGGCCACCAGAAAATGAACATTCGTAAATCGTATAAAACAAGCAGGAAAAACGGTCTCGTATTCAGTATTGGTTTTACTCATGATTCTCTCGAACTGACCGGTATCTATGGCTATTGTTTTAAAAAGGGGAGGACTTTCCATATTACCCTCTTCTTCCTTCACGGTAAGGATTGCTCTTTTGATAGCTTGAAATACATCGCCTAATGTGTTCTCATTGTCTGTAAGCTCACTATTGTCTTGCTCATCAGAACTTCCTTCGCTTTCTTTCGTTAAGAGTCTTGGTTTGTATTTTTTTATCATATGATGCTTTTTAATAAGTTATATAGTATCAGTTGCGCTTTAAGCTCAACCAAAGGGGAGTCACCCATGAATTTACGTTGGATGTTTGGAGGCCATGTTCCTGTGGGATCGTTATGGAAGGCTGCGTAACTTTTAAATGCGTCATTTCTTCTTCCATTAGCACGGAACTTGTTTTCATCCGTATAGATCATCAACCCTCCTCCTTCGTATAGTTGGTAGGAGATAGAATCTTTCAAATCCCCCGTTTCGTTCATTAACTCATGATGATAACGATGTTCGTTTTTTCTAAGAGGCCAAAATCTACCATTGTCGCCGGGAGCTTTCTTTAGGTCAAACGACCTCTTAAATTCCTTGACATATTCTTCCCCTATTTTCAGCTTGGCCTTAAATAAGCCAGACGCAAATTTGCTAGGGACTATTTTCCATTGATTTAGCATGTCTTGAAAAGTGATATCTATACCATTCATGTCAAATTGTATTTGGATTTGATGCTTGATGATATGTTTTTCATGGATTGAATAAGATTCTTATCCACGGTGAAGTATGGGTGATCCTCTCCGAATATAGCTCCACCCTTCGCTAGGTTTTGCTTGAACACAGGATTAACTGCTTTATCTATAATAGAACTTATATCGGGAACATCCATATAGTTGGGTCTCGTAAATGATTCCACCAAGTAACAACGGCATCTCCAATCGATAGGGGGGATCAGCCATTCAGGAAATTGAGATTTAGGATAGCTAAGTCCTTCCAGCGCACGATGAGAGTCACGAACACGCTCGTCCCCTTGTGTCATAAACATAAGGGTTGTCTCCTCTGGTAAAGTTATCCACCATGCTGCTATAAATGAAGCGTAGTCTATGTCCTTATTTTCGGTCTTGGCGTATACATTATTATATAGATAGAAGATCTCTTCCGGACCGCTATCCTCGTCTTGCTCCTCTATATCCATATATACTTGAGTCTCCTCTGCCGTGGCAAAATCAATCAAGTTGTCCAAAGCCGCAACGAGAGCTTTCCTTCTCTCGATCTCTGAGGGCGTTAGATATGTCTCGTTGTGATTTCTTACTATATCCAGCGCCTCGTTAAAATCTATACCAAACCTTCTCACGCAATGTCCAAAAGCGAACATGGCCCGAGCCTCGACAATGTCTTGAAACTCCTCTAGGTCTATGGTCTGGTTGTCGAATTTATCTAATAGTTGCTCGAACAAGAACAATAAATACTCGTACTCTTTCTCGGTCTCATCATTAATTTTAGTCTCATCGAATATCTCGTCTTCCATTCATGACCTCCTGTAAATAGTTCGCTACGCTACTGCTGCTCCTTCTCCTATAACGTCTTCTGGATGCAGGGGCAACAGTACCCATTGATCCACCAGCCACCACGTTATCCTTATCATCGACTTTACCGTCATCATTTATATCGTTCCATCCAGCGGGATTATTAAACTGCTTCTTTACAACAACACCAAATTCCTTTGCGATCTCGTCTGGTTCTATCTCATATTTATCTGAAAGAAAATCGTAAAGATCTATCTTGCTCTCAACGCTCATCTCCAATCCTCCGGAATATTTAAATTCCAGTCCATTCTCAATATATCCCATAGCTACTAGCCGTGGAATAATCTCCTCGTTCATGGCATTCTCAATATATTCCCGATAGACCTTGATGCGGTCTCGGAAAATATCTTGGTGGGCTTTAGTTGATCCTACATAGGATTGTGTCGCTCCAGCCATAGACTCAGAACCTAGAATCAAATTTGACACCTCGGCGTTAACTAGCTCGATAAGGCTCGTATAAATCTTCTCGCTATTGGACATAGTAAAAGCCTTGATGTCTATGTCATCATTTAATCCCGTCACGATAACACGATTGGTTGCGGCAGATGCGATATCGTTGGCTAGTCTATTTCGATCTCCAAGATTCTCACTCTCCGATTTACCATGGATAATAGGTTGTCCATATGTATGGCTGAAATTTATGTAGTTAGCCAACGTGAATTTCTTGGCGAGAATCAATGGAGTAGTGGCTGAGAACAAGCCTAGATCACCAGAGTTTATAAGGATATAGTTCTTCTTATATTTAGGAGTCTCAAGGTCCCAATTAGGAAGCCATATGCCTTGACGTTTCAATACGGTCTTTTGTTCAGGCAATACATTGCGGCGTTCGATGAGATTCACGTCATTCAGTTTTCCTGTAATAGGATCGATTGTTGGATTAATCTCAATCAACGTATAACCATACAATTTAGATTCAGCAATGCCTTTGATGATCTTGATGAATTGGCTCCCTTGTATTTTCTTCGTAGCCTCCACATCACGGACATATTGACCATTAGCATTTTGTCTTGCCAACATATATCTTTCTCCGATAATCTGGGACTCCAATGTCTCTAAGACACTTCTTATGTGAGCGTCCTGTTGTACACATGCCTCATATAAGTCGATCAATCTTGATCTATCATCCAAGATCACTCCCTTGACAACTTGAGAGCGAGTCGATTTATATCTGCAATTCCTTTCGATCTCGGACACATATTCCTGTATGGTCTTTTTGCTTGTCCGGAAGATACTCTCTAAGGTTTGCGAGTCTATTTTCCCTTGATTTATATTCTTGTCCATTAGGTTTTAGTTATTTATGAAGAATAGAGGCATCTTAAGTGAGTTGTTTTGAAATAGAGGTTCTATGATATTATCCAATATATATTCAAATGCCTATTTTGTTTGTTTTGTTAAACACGATATTAATATACTTAAACGTTTCTGTGGCATTACATATAAGTGATGAATAATTTTATATATCGTGTATTTATATTTTATGTGCTAATAATTAGATGGATATAAATTTATAATAAAAAATATATGTAATAGTTTGTCAGTATAAAAATAGATGTATATCTTTGCATCGTATTAATAATAACAATAAATAAAAAGTATGAAAACTGAAAATTAATGTACGGTTTTAATTACTTTAGCGTTCAAGGAAACTTTCGGTCCATTAACGATAGGGGACAGGAGGAAAACGCTAAAGAGCTATTTTTAACTGAATCAGCAAATTTTTGTGATGCTGAAACCACGGTCTCGGAACTGCTAAAAGAGACTACTCAATTTCCGGATACTATTGATATCCCAAAGATCAATAGACTGGATAAGGTGAAAAACTTGCTATATAGTGATATTCTTCAAGTTGAGAAATCAGAGAAGAAAGGCTATATGGAGTATTCAATTGATAAGGAAAACGGTGTGATATTGTTTTCCGCAAAGGTGCAATTCGAGGAAATATCGGGAAACAAGGTCAAAACCACAACCGAAATTTATCTCGTTCCGGCTAAATCTACCTCAGAGGTCGAGAAGCACCTTAAGGCTCATTTAAAAGATAGTGTATTTGATTACAAGATTCCGGATGTGAACGGGACTAAGTTCGATACCATATTGGTATTGGAAGAGACACATCGAGATCTGGTGAAGGATTATGATCTGATTAAAAATAGATTATAATGTACATTCCTCAGTATTTTGAGGTTCAGGAATTAGTATGCCCTCATGTTTGCAATAAGTGGGGGCATAATCCGAACTTCATCTGGAGCTTCTTTGATCCCCATTTACTTGAAACACTGGACTTTCTGAGAGAAAAACTAGGGAAACCTATTTTTGTAAATAGCTGGTCTATAGGGGGAAGCTTGTCACAACGAGGTCTTCGTTGTAATCTATGTGATCTGGTTAGATCTAAAACCAGCATGTCTAAAATATACATGAGTTCGCACATCTTGGGAAAAGCTTGTGATTTTGATGTTAAGGAAATGAATGCGGCAGCGGTCCGTAATTGGATCATGCTTCATGCCTCGGAACTTCCATATCCAATATCACTGGAGGATGGCGTATCGTGGGTACATCTAGATATGCGTGAACAAGGTAATAAAAAAATCTATCTATTTAAAGCGTAAAAAATGAGCACTAAACATAATTTCGAGGCTTGGTATCCTGAGTTACCAGATTTATTATTCGGTCAAGTGATGGGAGTATCCGTATTCAACGCTACGGCTTTTATGAACAACAGAGAAGTAGATCAATTTCAATGCAGCATTGATAATTATAAGGAAACCTGCTCTGTTATTATTGATCTATACGCAAGAAAATTGGGACTTGATAGTCCGGAGCAATTGTTTTTGACTGATGATAATGGAGACACTATGATCCACGAGGTTCTCGCCTTCTCCTTTGTTGAGTATATTGATCCTGCGTTCTCTGTCTATATGCACGATAGGATGCACGAGCTGTTCTACAACGGGATGGTAGTATCTGATAACTATTTGGCAGTAGCCGCTAAGAGAAGGTTGCCGAAATCGGTACTGGAAAAATTGGTATAAGTATCGTAAGATGGCAAGACCTATAGGATTAGGACCAGAAGTAAATACGGTCCTAATCTTTGAACCTAATTTTAACTTGATAGCCATTGTATCTAATTCGTATCAAGCGGCTAAACTAACAGGGTCATATCAACCAGCTGTACACATGGCGATAAAGGGTGGATTAAAAACTACGAATAGCTTGTATTTTAGATCGGTACCTCCCAATATGGAAGTCTATATTTCGGACTTGTATTCATTAAAATTACAAGAGTTTGACCAAATGTGTGGATTGGAGAGATCCTATGAAACCCCAGAGAGATTATTAAACAGAGCAAAGAAGTATAACAAGGAAACAACTATTAAGAAAAATGACAAACGTAAGAATCTTAAATAAATCAAATAATTCAAACCCTGCGTATGAGACACTAGGATCATCTGGAATGGATGTAAGAGCTTTTTGTGAAGAAAGTATAGTGATTGAGCCGAACCATAGGGCACTAATCAAGACAGGACTTCATGTTGGATTACCGACAGACTATGAGATCCAAGTAAGACCAAGGAGCGGTTTGGCGCTGAAGAAGGGTATAACAGTTGTCAATACTCCGGGGACAGTGGATGAATCTTATAAAGGCGAGATAGGTATAATTCTCATAAATCATGGAGATGAGCCTTTCGTGGTCAACAGTGGTGATCGCATAGCCCAGTTGGTATTGCAAAAAGTCCCTAAGATCAATTGGATTCCGGTTGATACTATAGAAGAATTGGGAGAGTCGGAAAGAGGAGAGAGTGGCTTTGGTCATACAGGTGTGCAGTAGTGTTAAATCTAATATGTAATAATTATGGAGAATAAAGTAGTATTATCAAAAAATAGTAACAGTGATGAAATCAAAGCGTATTTCTTAGAGGTGTCCAGATTATCCAAATCTAATGAAGAGTTTCCTGTGGATTTGGATGATGTATGGCCTCTTGTCTATGAAAGAAAAGACAACGCTGTTAAGTCTTTAATCAAATATTTTATACAAGGTATTGATTATCAATTAATCCGCCAAAAAGCGGATCAGCCAACAGGCAGTAAATATGTAAATAAATATTTCATAACATCATCATGTCTTGAATTTTTTATCGCTCGCAAGATTCGTACTGTCTTTGAAATCTATCGGCAGGTTTTTCATAAAGCAGTTATCAACTTGTCCTTGCCTAATTTTGAGGACCCTGTTGAAGCCGCCTTAGCTTGGGCTGAACAATATAAAGAGAAACAATTAGCACTTCAGAAAATAGAAGAGGATAAACCCAAGGTTGAGTACTATAACGAGATGGTAGAGAACCGTGATTACTTTACCATATCTTCTATTGCGATTGAGCTGAAAGTGACAGCAGCCAGTTTGAATAAGTTCCTCTTGGATACTGGATGGTTTACTAAAAAGTTCAGCATTATTATCGCCGATGATGAGCACAAGAGTTGGCAATGTGATGTTCCTTATTATCAAACCAAAAAGGATGGAACAAAATACGTAATGGCATCTCTAGTAAGATGGAGTAAGAAAGGCAGAGAGAATATCATTAAACTTTGGAAGTCTAACAATCAAAAACAAGAAAACGATGTTGAATTATATTAAGAATATCATAAAGAGAGGGAGTTTTGAGTTCGCTGGAAACAGCGTAATGTATATAATCAACAGCGTAGACAATATGATGTGGTTCAGATTGTCGGATATATGCTCCGCTATAAATGTAACGGATTGGTGTAATCCTAAACACAAGAACTACTTGATGGGTAAGGGCAAGCTGGATAATAAGCGAAGGATTTTATTCACCCAATCCAAAGTGTACGCTTGGGGAATCAACGAAGAGGATGTTGTTTGGTTATTGGAGGAATATGCGGAGACCAATTCCACTAGAGCTGAGTGTGCCTCTAGACTATTGAACATTATCAAAAAATTTATTGAGAGAGAAAAAGGAGCGGAGATGAAAGTGGAAGGACCAAAAGAAACAAATAATGTATCAAGCTATAAAAAAGAACTAACTAATTTTCCGGGTATATTTAATTATAATGGGAACAATATAACCTTTAAGACTGTCAACAACACAGTGATGGTCAATGCTACAGAAATGGCAAAAGGTTTTGACAAAAGATTTCCTGATTGGATACGATTGAAGTCCACAAAAGAATTTCTATATGTATTGTCTACCATAAAAAATAAGAATAATAGTCGTCGTGCAGATCTGCACGACGGTATTCAATATGTTAGTTATAAAGAACTTAAATTCGTTATGTCAGGCGCAAAAGAAAATCATAGCCTTATTTTAATTTCTCAAGGAGGTCAAGCGCAGGGAACGTGGATGCACGAGGATGTAGCTTTGGAGTTCGCTCGTTGGTTAGCTCCTGAGTTTGCTATCTGGTGTAACGACAAGATTAAAGAGTTAATCACAACAGGAACTACATCATTATATAACAACGTTAATTTTGGCGGTTTCCCCATCCCTCAGAAATTCTCTGATGCTCTTATTTTATCCGCTCATCTACAGCAGAAGGTAGAGGAACAGGAAGCCAAGATCGAAGAGGATAAACCGAAGGTGGAATACTACTCTGGTATGGTAGAGAATCGAGATTATTTTACCACTACGACTATCGCTACGGAATTGAGAACGACATCTCAAGTATTGAATCAATTCTTATGTAACAAGGGGGTATTGACCGGAAAATCTGGTAACTGGAAAGTAACAGATGAGCATCAAACCTTATTGTCACCTTCTCCGTTCAAATCAATCATTAGATGGAATCATGAGGGTCGAACATTGATACACCAGCTTTGGGAAGAAAAAGTAGAAGAGTTAGTAGAAGCTTAATAATAACCACGTCCACCCTTCCTTTTCGGATTGGTGGACACTAAAACTATCACAAAATGGAAAAATACGAATTAAAAGAAAACAACACTTATTATTACAAACATCATTTATATGTCGTAATAAATATAGGAAGACAGAAAATGGAAAATGGAGCATGGGAAGATTGTGTTATCTATAAACGTGAAGACGCTCCTAAAGATCCATTAGAGCAAAAGATGTTCGTAATAGCAATATATGATTTCTTGAAGAATTTTGAAACACTGGAGTACGTAAGACCCAGTTTGTATACCGGAAACATTGTGGCGAACGGAATAATATTTAATGCAAAATGAAAATTGTAAAAATACGAGTTGGTAAGGTGCTCGATCTTGTTACGAATGAATTATTGTATAATGTAGAATTTAAATTCGAGAACCAACGCAGATTCACTGGATATTCAATTGAAAATTGGAAGGATATATGGGACGCAAAGTTAGCTATCCAGATGCACGATAGAGGAACGACCACATTTCATAAAGTAGGAGCAGATAAGAATGGCAAAATTTTTATGTCGAGTAAGATAGAACAGTGAATGTTTTATCTCTCTTTGATGGGATCAGTTGCGGAAGACTGGCTTTGGAAAGAGCTGGCTTCACGTCCATCAAATATTATGCTAGTGAGATAAGCACAGCAGCCATTACCGTGAGTGAACATAACTATCCAGATCTCATAAGGCTGGGAGATGTTCAAAATTGGAAGGATTGGGATATAAATTGGAACAGCATTGATTTGCTAATAGGGGGAACGCCGTGCCAAGGTTTCAGCTTTGCTGGTAAGCAATTAAACTTTAATGACCCAAGAAGTAAGCTCTTTTTCGTTTATCTGGATATTCTCAACCACATCAAATCATTAAATCCTAACGTAAGATTTCTTCTTGAGAATGTGAAGATGAAGCGAGAGTATCAAGACATAATTTCCAAATCTCTAGGAGTAGAGCCTATTATGATTAATTCTTCTTTGGTCTCGGCTCAAAATAGAAAAAGAAATTATTGGGCAAACTGGGGTATAAAGCAACCTCAAGACAAGGGCATACTTTTAAGTGATATCGTCTTGGATGGTATCGTTGAAAAGGATAAAGCTTATTGCCTTACATGTAGATCGGGGAACGCTAGGGATTATTTTAAGAAGCATCAAAGTAATATAGCGTTTATTCCTTCTTCTTCTGGAGAATACAAGATTGAAAATGGAAAGATCAATATCGTGTTTAAAAAGTCGCCAGATCAAAACGCTTATACCTTTGACGTAAATATACCGGATGGGAGATACAATATTAGACCTCTCTCTCCTGTTGAATGCGAACGTTTACAAACATTGCCAGACCATTATACTTCTAGTGTTGGGATAACAGAGAGATATAATCAATTAGGCAATGGCTGGAGCGTAGATACGATTACACATATTTTAAAAGAACTAAAATCACAAGAACAATCATGAGCGAACAAATAAGCGTATATACATTTGAAGATGTAACTACTCACATGAAAAATGAAATCCATTATTTTATCACTATAGATAATGAGATTTTTTTGAATTTGAAAGACGTAGCTATTGGATTAGGGTTTGAAAGAATCCAAAGTATTAATGGTAAAGAGTATCGATCAATTAGATGGGGGAACATTAAAGGCTATCTGTCACAAGTAAATGATATGACAAATGTAGATCTAATAGATAGCAATACATATATTTCTGAATCTGATTTTTATGGGTTAGCTGTGATTGCCAGATCTAAAACAGCAATGGATTTTAAGCATAAGATGGCTAAAATATATATGCCTGATATCAGAAGAAAGAATGACGATATTAGATTTAACTCTCTCAATAAGAAAGAACATTGTAGCGATCAGTCTTTGAATAACAAAACAATATCGATCAATATTTCTTCATTAATCAGTAATCTTATAATCACCGACACTCAAGCTGATAATGCTGTTGAGATCATTGAACATAAAATACGCATGGCTTTAGAAAATATCGTAAAAACATACTCAATCAATCAAAATGAACAATATTGAACAACAAATCTACGATAAAATAGTAGGAGCAAACAAGGAGTACCGGCAAGGTACTCCTATCATGTCAGACCTTACCTATGACGTATTGGTTGACGAACTAAGATTCATCAATCCGGATCATGAGTGGTTTAAAAAGGTGGAACCGGGGATGGATATTGCGGGTCGGAAAGTAAAACTACCGTTCCCGATGAGATCGTTGGATAAAGTGAAGACTTTTGAGGAGCTATGTCTGTGGTTTGGTAAAGTCGGCATAGGACCAAATGACGATGTGGTTATCACTCCAAAATATGATGGTATTAGCTTGTTATGTAATGAGAATGACTGGATGACATATTCCAGAGGTGGTAGCGACAATGAAGGGATGGACTGTAAGCGACATATGGATCTAATGTCCTCTGTATGGCATCATGACAATGCTCCTGTTGAATATACCTTTGGCGAGGCTATTATCCCAAAATCAATATGGAAAGATAATTTCGAAGGTAAGATAAATCCATTGAACGGTCAACCATATAAATCTGCTAGGAACACTGTGGCTGGGTTATTTAGGCGGGACGATCCACCCTCAGAATTACTTAAACACGTATATTTTATGCGCTATGGAGCTTTTGGGGAAGGGGTTGATAATTTTGATAGCTATATGGATCTCCTTAACCACATGGAAGCATCATTTGTTTATGTGGCAGGAAGATACCATACATTTGCCAGTTTTTTGGATACCTTGTTTCTTAAAGAGTTATTTGATGATTGGAGTCAAGATTTCGCTATTGACGGTCTTGTTATCTACGTGAACGATATGAGACGCTGGAAAGAGATTGGCCGTCACTCATCAACGGGTAATCCTCAGTGGGCAATTGCCTATAAGCCGGAGGAGTTTACGGGCGCTGAGATCACCACTGTTCAATCCGTCAATTGTAAGGTGTCTAAATCCGGATGTCTAAAACCTACCGTGGCTGTTGACGCTGTAGAGCTGGAAGGAGCCACTATCGATAACCCTACAGGATATAACGCTAAGTTCTGTTTCGACAAAGGTATTGGCGTTGGAGCTGAGATAAGAATAATCA